CAAAGGCGGAACCCTCAAAGCCCCAGTGAAGTCAGGCGACAATCCGAGAAGAGCAAGCTTCCTATCAAGGATGGCGGGCAACAGCGGGCCGGAACGTGACAAGGACGGCAAGCCCACAAGGCTGCTAAAGTCATTGCAAGTATGGGGTGCATCTTCTAAAGCTGATGCTAAAGCCAAAGCAAGGGCTATTACAAAACGGAACAAAGCAAAGAAAGCGAATGCATAATGTGTTTATCTATGGCAGTTAAAGCTGGTGTTGCATCTGGTGTATTTAAAAGCGGGTCAGGTTCAGCATCACCATCATCATCTTCATCTTCTACAAAAAAGAAAAAGAAGGTTGGCACTGTAAATGCCAAAGGTAAGGGTAAGGGCAAACGCACTCTTTTAGAAAAAGATAAAGAATTGTCTCAATTTTAGAAAAGGATAAAGACAATGCCAATGGGTATAGGAACATATGGCTCGACTAAAGGTCGTCCACCAAAAAATAAGTCAATGCTAACTAAAGGTCAAAAGACTTTGACGGAAGCATTAAAGAAACGCATTGCTATGGCAAAGAAGAAAAAGAATGGCAGTTAATGCAGCTGGCAACTATACCAAGCCTAAGATGCGTAAGAGTTTATTCAATCGCATAAAAGCTGGTGGCAAAGGCGGCAGTCCGGGGCAATGGTCTGCGCGTAAAGCGCAGATGCTTGCCAAGGCTTACAAAGCTAAAGGTGGTGGTTACACATCATGAAAAAGCCTCAGAAGTCATTGCTTGATTGGGGTAAGCAAAAGTGGCGTACTAAATCTGGTAAACCATCTACCCAAGGATCTGAAGCTACTGGTGAGCGTTACTTGCCAGCAAAAGCTATTAAAGCAATGAGTGCTAGCCAGTATGCCGCAAGCTCTAAGAAGAAACGTGAAGATACTGCAAAGGGCAAACAGTTTTCCAAGCAGCCTAAGTCTGCAAGACGGATAGCTAAGAGGTTTAGATGAGTTTCCTACATACGCTAAAGATAGAAGAGCGTGAGTTACTTCGTACTATCGTTAAGAAAGTACACCTTGTTCATCATCCTGAAGAGTTCTGTAATAACTATGAAGCTGACAAAGTTATAGCGTCTATAGGGCCAGAGGTTGTTGAACAAATGATAAAGTTTGGTAAGGATCGCAAGGTTGACCAACTTTAAGTACAAGCCTGATGGCGAAACAATAAAATCGTTTATGAAATCAGAAGTGTTCTTTCGTGGCCTTCGAGGGCCAGTAGGTTCTGGTAAGTCTGTATGTTGTTGCGTTGAAATATTTCGCAGGGCATTGCAGCAAAAGAAAACAGAAGATGGAACACGGAAAAGCCGTTGGGCTATTATTCGTAATACAAATCCCCAACTTAAAACAACTACTATAAAGACATGGCTTGACTGGTTTCCAGAAGAGCAATGGGGCAGGTTTACTTGGTCTGTTCCTTATACGCATCATATTAAAAAAGGTGACATAGATCTTGAGGTTATTTTCTTGGCACTAGATAGGCCAGAAGATGTAAAGAAACTGTTGTCATTGGAACTTACTGGTGTGTGGGTAAACGAAGCACGCGAGGTAAGTAAGAGTATTATTGATGCAACAACAATGCGTGTTGGCAGATTCCCTTCTATGAAAGATGGGGGGTGTACATGGACAGGAGTTATTGCAGATACAAACGCGCCAGAAGAAGATCACTGGTGGCCCATAATGGCTGGCGAAGTTCCAATACCAGATCACGTTCCAAAAGAAGAAGCGAAGATGTTAGTAAAGCCGGACAACTGGCAATTCTTTACTCAACCTGCTGGGATGTCGGAAGAAAAAGATCACGAGGGGAATGTAGATGGGTATGTTCCCAACGACATCGCAGAGAACAAAAGCAATATGCGGAGCGACTATTATCCGAACATCGTAAAAGGAAAAACAAAAAGCTGGATTGATGTTTATGTAATGAACAAGTTAGGGAGTATAAAAGATGGCAAATCCGTTTATCCCATGTTTGTTACTGACATCCATGTCGCCAAAGAAGAAATCCCTGTGGCATCGGGTGTGCCTGTATATATTGGCGTTGACTTTGGCCTTACTCCTGCTGCTGTAATAGGGCAGAAGGTTCGTGGTAGATGGCTACTACTTCAAGAGCTTGTAGCTTTTGATATGGGCATTGTTAGATTCAGTGAGGTTATGCGGCAAGAGATAGCATCTAGGTATGGTGATTGCGAAATAAATATTATTGGCGATCCAGCTGGTGACTTCCGCGCACAAACTGATGAGAGTACACCATTCCAGATTATGCGTGGTGCTGGTTTAAATGCACGCCCTGCTCAATCAAATGATGTATCGTTACGTCTTGAATCAGTTAATGCACCTTTAAGTCGTATGATAGAGGGGCAATCTGGTTTGCTAATTGACCCTCGCTGCCGTACTTTAATTAAAGGTTTTGAAGGTGGCTATCATTATAAACGTATGCAAGTATCTGGTGAACGCTTTGATGATAAGCCTGATAAAAACCACTTCTCGCACATACATGATGCGTTGCAGTATTTAATGATGGGTGCTGGTGAAGGTAGAAATATATTGCGTAATGTGTCTGCAACTACTAAACCTTTTCAAGCCAAGACAGAGTTTGATGTATTTAGCCGTAAGCCGAAACAGCGTAGACAGGGTTTGTGGTCGAGAATGTAATTGTGCGTTGCGTTGCAATAATGCATCAGGTTATTAGGTCATAAAGGAGTTTTGCAATGTGTACCTCTTCTATATTCAAACCAGTAGTAAAACTTACTCGTGGACTACTTGGTATTGAAAAGCCAAGGGCACCAACAGAATCAGAAGAAGCTGTTGCTGCTCGCGCAGAACGTAAAGCTATGATGGCTAAAGAAGAAGAATCTCAAAAAGAAGAACGTCAAAAAAGATTGCAAGATCAAGTTAGACGCAAAAAACGTGGTGGCACTGGCAAGCGTTCTTTAATTACAGGACAAGGTGGCGGCATCGGTTACTTTGATGAGACATTATAATGGATGTATTAGCACGCCGTATGCTTGATCGGTTTAAAAAAGCTAAAACAGATCGGGTTATGTTCGAGAGTTTGTTTGAAGAGTGCTTTGAATATGCTCTTCCGATGCGGCAAAGTTTCTTTCATGAAAGCCCCGGTCAACGGCGTGACGATAAAATATTTGATGAGACTGCTGTAGTTGGCACGCAAGAGTTTGCTTCTCGTTTGCAATCAGGGCTTGTGCCTAACTTCGCGCGTTGGGCTGACTTTATTGCTGGTAGCGAAATACCTAAAGAAGAAGAGGATGCAGTTAACAACAGTCTTGATGAGGTTACTGAGTATGTTTTTGAAATTATCCAAAATTCAAACTTTGGGCAAGAAGTACATGAATCGTTTATGGACTTGGCTGTTGGCACAGGTATCCTTCTTGTTGAAGAAGGGGATGCAATTAATCCAGTACGTTTCAATGCTATTCCGCTACCGAGTGTTTACCTTGATACAGGTGCGGATGATAAAATTGACCATGTATATAGACAGCGTACGCTCAAGTATTCGGACTTGCCTGTGGCGTATCCGAAAGCAGTTTTCCAAGAAAGAACAGCAAAAGCGATAATTAGCCAGCCAGATAGCAAAGTTCAGCTTGTAGAAATTGTTTGCCGTAATTATGAAAAGGTTAACGAAGACAAGTTTGATTTCTATGTAATCAATATTCCAGAAGAAGAAATGATTGCTCAAGAGCAGTTTACTGGTGTTGGTTCTAACCCTTATGTTTGTTTCCGTTGGTCAAAGGCTAGTGGTGAGATCTATGGCCGTGGGCCACTTATCAATGCATTGTCTGCAATCAAGACAACTAATCTAACAATCGAGTTAGTTCTTGAAAATGCACAGATGGCTATCTCTGGCATTTATCAAATGGATGATGATGGCATTATTAACACAGATACCATCAATCTAGTTCCCGGCACTATCATACCAAAAGCTATGGGATCGCAAGGATTGCAGCCAATTAGAAATGCTGGCAACTTTGATGTAGCGCAGATTGTTCTCGGTGACATGCGTAACAATATAAAGCGTGCGCTTTATAATGATATGCTTGGTGATCCTAACAGAACCCCAGCAAGTGCTACTGAAGTTGCAGAACGTATGGCTGATTTATCAAGGCGTATTGGTTCTGCGTTTGGAAGATTGCAAGCAGAGATGGTGCAGCCTATCTTGCAAAGGGTTGTATATATCTTAAAGAAACAAGGTCGCATTGAATTACCCACAATCAATGGGCGTGAAGTAAAGGTTCGTTCTGTATCACCGCTTGCACAAGCACAAGCTAATCAAGATATATCTTCTATATCAAGATACTTACAGCTTGTAGGTGGTACATTTGGGCCAGAGATTCTTAATCTACTCGTCAGTTCGGAAGATGTTGCGGTGCATCTTGCCAAAAAGTTTGGTGTTCCTGATAACCTAGTACGCGATAAAGTTGATCGTGAAGAGTTGATACAGGCAGCACAACAGATGGCACAACAGCAACAGCAGCAACAGATGATGACGGAGCAAGATGTCTAACCAAATAGGTATCGACAATTTTCCTCGTTCAAAAGCAAACGATGAAAAAATTTCAAAAGATATTAGATCAGCATTCCGAACACCTAATGGGCAGGAAGTGTTGAAGTATCTACGTTCAATTACAATAGAAGCAGTCACAGGGCCAGCCGCATCTGATGCCGAACTAAGGCATTTAGAAGGGCAGCGGTATTTAGTCGGCCTCATTGAGAGGCGTATGAAACATGCAGAAAAGGTAGAGAAAAATGGAACAAACAGATAATGTGGAAGTGGCAGTAGCTACAGAAGCACCTGTGTCCGACAGACCAGAGTGGCTTCCTGAGAAATTTAAATCACCAGAAGATATGGCATCTTCATACTCTGAACTAGAATCTAAGTTAGGACAGGGTGAAAATGCATTGCGTGAAAAGATTGTATCTGAATTAGAAACAGAGGCATATGCAAACAGGCCAGCAACTGCTGGTGATTACGCAATACCAGAAGCTGTTGATGAAGAGTTGGCCACTGATAATGAGCTATTCCAGTGGTGGGCAAAGCATGCACATGAAAATGGTTACAGCCAAGAAGAGTTTGAAGATGGCATAAATCAATATGCTTCTGCTCTTGAAGCTATGCAACCAGACTTAGATGCTGAAAGAGCTGCTCTTGGTGATAATGCTGACGCTCGTATTGAAGCTGTTGATCTTTGGTCTAAGAAATTCTTTCCCGAAGAATATAGTGATGTGCTTATCCAAATGGGGCAAAGTGCTAAAGGCATAGAAGCATTGGAGTATATAATGGGAAATATGCAACAGCAGTCTGTATCTCCTGATGGACAATCAGCTTCACGAGTATCAGAAGATGATTTAAAATCTATGATGCAAGATCCACGTTACTGGAACCCGGTTAAGAGGGAGCAAGGATTTGTTAAAAAAGTCGAGGAAGGCTTTTCCCAACTCTATAGGTAACGTGTTTCATAAGGAAGAAGGCGTTGAAATACTTAAAGCAACAAGTGAACATGCTGCTTATTTACAACATCGCCTTCGTCCTACGGATATGCGAGAGTGTATGATTGCTGGTACATCTCCTTGGGCTGCTCTTCATAGACCATTGACTGATAAAGATGGTCAGACATGGACAATACTATTTGATGATGAGCCAGCTTGTATGTATGGCGTATCAATTCTTTCACCAGAGAATGAATTTAACATGGCTAATATTTGGTTGCTTGGCAGCAACCTTGTAGAAAAACACTCTCGTAAATTTGTTAGAACAACAAAACAGATAGTAGAACATTTACAAGAACAGTATATGTTTCTAGAAAATGTAGTGCCTATAGATCACGACCGAACAATTAAGTGGCTTGATCGACTTGGCTTTCAGTTTGCTGAAGAAACTACAATCGTAAATGGTTTTGCTTGTGTACGTTTTGTGCGTTGCCAAGATTTTGAAGGTGTGGAATTAAAATAGTATTACGGCCTGTTTCAGACTGACAGCCTCGCAATGAGACAACTGGATGATGAACGAAACTGACAACCGTTGTTGTAATGTAACTTTTAAAACGAGGACTGAATAATGGCTAATACTATTGATACCGCCTTTATCAAGCAGTTCGAGACTGAAGTTCACATGGCTTATCAGCGTATGGGGTCTAAACTCCGTAATACAGTTCGTACTGCTGGTAATGTTCGTGGTTCTGTTGTTCGCTTCCAAAAAATTGGTGTTGGTGTTGCGAATACAAAGTCTCGAAATGGTAACGTAACTCCAATGGAACTTGCTCACACAACTGTCGAAGCAACAATGGCAGATTTTTATGCTCCAGAGTACATTGACAAACTGGACGAGCTAAAAACAAACATTGATGAGCGTCAAGCTGTAGCAACATCTGCTGCTGCTGCTTTAGGTCGTAAGACTGATGAGATTCTGTATACAGCAATGGATGCTGGTGCAAACTCAACTCAGATTCATGATACTGGTTCTGCTCTTGCTAAAGCAGATCTTCTGTCATTGTTTGAGACAATGGGTTCTGCTAATATTCCTGAAGATGGACAGCGTTATCTAGCTATGCATCCAAAAGGATATGCAGATTTATTTCTTATTGAAGAGTTTGCTTCATCAGATTATGTTGGTGAACAGAATCTGCCGTTTGCTGGTGGCATGACAATGAAAGAGTTCTTAGGGTTTAAGATCTTTTCAACGTCGGCAATTACAGCGGGTAAGAACATAGCTTATCATTCAACTGCTATTGGACTTGGAATTAATTCTGATGTTCAAACAGAGATAAACTATGTTCCTGAGAAAGCTGCTCATCTCGCAACCTCTATGATGTCAATGGGTGCTGTTGTTATTGACGACAACGGTGTCTATGAAGTCTTAGACAACAACTAGGAGGATTAAGATATGGCTTATTCTGCATCAGGTCTTTCTCGCATGGCAGGCGGTGGTGGTCATAGCCTTTGGTTTTATGATTCAACAGACGCTTTAACTGCTGTACGCGTATCTGGTTATTTTAACGATGCCGCTGGTATGCTTAATGTTGGTGATGCTATCTTTGTATTAGATAGTGATGCTCCTACATTGGGTATTTCTCTTGTTTTATCAAATACTGGTTCAGTAGTTGA